ATATTGAACAATTAAAGTTTGATATCATGCAACAGTTAACCAATCTCGAAAGGAGTGATAGGTTAATTATTGTTATTGATTCGATTGGTAATTTAGCTTCAAAGAAAGAAGTTGAAGATGCTCTAGAAGGCAAATCGGTTGCTGATATGTCCCGTGCCAAACAAGTTAAAAGTTTATTTCGCATGGTAACACCACATCTCACAATGAAAGATGTCCCAATGATTGTGGTGAATCACACATATAAAGAAATTGGTATGTTTCCTAAAGATATTGTTGGTGGTGGAACAGGTTCATATTATTCAGCTGATAACATTTTTATTATTGGTCGTCAACAAGAAAAAGAAGGCACAGAAGTTGTTGGTTATAATTTCATTATCAATGTAGAGAAGTCACGATATGTCAAAGAAAAATCAAAAATTCCCGTTTCTGTATCTTTTGACGGTGGCGTTAGCCGTTGGAGTGGGCTACTTGATATTGCACTCGATGGTGGATTTGTTATTAAGCCTTCTAATGGATGGTACTCGAAAGTAGATGATGATGGTGTTATTCAGGATAAAAAATACCGTATCAAAGAAACCGACACATCCGATTTTTGGATGCCAGTTTTAAAAAGTAAAAAGTTTCAAACTTATGTAAAAGAAAAATATCAAATTGCAGCTGGTGAAATTATGCAAGGCGGTATTGATAATTTATTTGATGAAGTTGTTACCATGAATGGAACCGAAAATGAGTAATGAAGATGCTAAATTAAAACATTCTAAGCGTATTCAAAAAACTCAAAATCAAATTAAAAAACAAACTAAGATTGCTAAATCGCATGGCGTGCCGGTAGATGAACCACACAAATTTGCCAAACACCATGCAATGGACTGTGGCAATCCTGAATGTACAATGTGTGGTAATCCTAGAAAAATATGGAAAGAAAAAACCATACAAGAAAAGAGATTTGAGGTGAAAGATGACTGAGGGTATTGATTATTGTTTCATTTATCCAAAAAATGATGGCACTGCGGTACACATTAAATTTTTGGAAGGATTCTATAAAGACACCGTATTTAAATATGGTAAGGTAAAGTTTAAAGAAGAAAATGATCAAGTGTATTTACTTTTTGCTTATGATGTGTTAGAATCTACAGTAGATAAACCACGAAAATTGGAAAAAGACGAGAAGTTTAAAAATTATATTGGCGACTTACTTGTGGAAATTATGGGCAGTAATATTGAACAGGAAATAATTGATGAAGCTGGAACAAGCGATACTGAAGAACCTCGTTTATAATGAGGAGTATTTACGAAAAGTTTTACCATTTTTAAAGCTAGAATATTTTAGTGATAGTGTAGAAAGAACATTATTTAATGAAATTACATCATTCACGGAAACTTACAATAACACGGCAACGATTGAAGCACTTAGTATTGCCATCAAAGAAAAGAGGAATCTTTCATCTGATGAAGTTCAGAGATGCGAGGAGTATCTATCAGAAATTGAAAAGAATAAATCGGCAGAAACCGAAGTTCAATGGCTTGTTGACAAGACCGAAAAGTTCTGCCAAGAGAAGGCCATATACAACGCAGTATTGGGGTCTATTTCAATTCTCGATGGCAAAGATAAAAATCACGACAAAGGTCAGATTCCCAAGATATTATCGGACGCTTTAGCAGTAAGCTTTGATAACTCCGTTGGCCATGACTACTTACAGGACTCAGATGCTCGATATGAATTCTATCATAGAAAAGAGGAACGAATCCCATTCGACCTCGACTACTTTAACAAGATCACAAAAGGTGGTTTACCAGCTAAGACGCTTAACATTGCTTTGGCGGGGACTGGTGTTGGTAAATCTCTTTTTATGTGTCATGTGGCTGCTTCGTGCATGGTTCAGGGTAAAAATGTTCTTTACATCACTTTGGAAATGAGTGAAGAAAAGATTGCAGAACGAATTGATGCCAATCTATTGAATGTTACCATTGATGATTTGATTGAGTTACCAAAAGATATGTATGATAAAAAAGTTAATCGTGTCCGTGAAAAGACCACAGGCAAATTAATTATCAAAGAATATCCAACTGCTTCGGCATCAACTATTCATTTTAGGACACTATTAAATGAACTCAATCTCAAGAGGTCTTTTGTACCTGACATTATATTCGTTGACTATCTCAATATTTGTTGTTCTGCTCGCATTAAGGCTGGTGCGAATATTAATTCCTACACCTACGTTAAAGCAATTGCAGAAGAATTACGTGGCCTTGCTGTTGAGTATAATGTTCCTATTGTATCTGCTACACAAACTACCCGTTCGGGATTTACTTCCAGTGATCCGGGACTTGAGGACACGAGTGAATCGTTCGGACTTCCCGCCACCGCAGACTTGATGTTTGCTTTGATTTCTTCTGAAGAACTAGAAGAACTTGGCCAAATCATGGTCAAACAATTAAAGAATAGATATAATGATCCAACATTCCACAAACGATTTACTCTTGGTGTTGATAGATCCAAAATGAAACTATATGATGTTGAACAGGCCGCACAAATGGGTATCGCAGATGCTGGCCACGATAAGCCTTTGAACACATTTGGTACAAGAGAAGAAAAACAAAAGAAATCATTTAGTGGTTTTAAAGTATGATAATCTCCAGAGAAAATGGTTTGTATTGTGCTAAGGTCTTTCATGATTATTTTAATAATTATAATGACATAGAACAATACATGCGAGAGGAAAAAATAAAATCTCTCGATCAAATACCAACATCAATATTTCCACCTGAAGATGATTTGTTTTCAGATTTTTCAATGCACCCCAATGATATGGATATTGAAGTGGTAGAAATACCAGGTCAAACATGGGAAACATTACTTTCCATTACATCATCACATATCAATAAAGCACCAGTTGGCAGAAATGTACAATTGGCAGTCAGAGAAAAGAACTCAGGAAAGATTCTAGGTTTCATTCGGTTAGGTTCACCTGTAATCTATATGCGACCACGCAATGAGATGCTTGGACAAGTGTTCTCGCAAACCACAGAAACATCCAAGCGATTCAATGCCTCTGCTATGATGGGATTCGTAATTGTACCATCTCAGCCATTTGGTTTTAATTACCTAGGTGGTAAACTAATGGCTGGCATTTGTACCAGTCATACAGTAAGAGAAATCTGTAATAAAAAATATGGTATGAATCTTTGTTTGTTCGAAACAACCAGTTTATATGGTTCGACAAAACAGGTATCACAATATGATGGTATGAAACCATATATTCGATACAAAGGTCTTACCGAATCCGATATAGTACCAATGATGCACGGTCAATCATATAATGATTTAAAACAATATGTTGAAAGTAAAGTCGGAGATATTTTGGGTGGTGATGAAAGTACCACCAGTAGAAAGTTGAGAACATTCACAAAGATTATTGCTCTCACTAAAGCTGCTTTAAAGGGATCACCTGAAGCAGAGGCATTCTCTTTAACGATTGAGAAGGCTAAATCGTTGACAGAAAAGAAAAGATATTATGTTGGTGATTATGGTTTTAAAAATATGGTTGATTATGTTAACCTAAAAACCGATAAACTTTTACCTGGTGAAAACTATCATAAACATGAATTGAATAATGTTATCGAATGGTGGCGGAGTAAAGCTATAAATAGATACGAAACCCTTAAATCTGAGGGTAGATTAAGAACCGAACTTGAGGTATGGACTTCAGGTAAAGATATTCAAATTATTAGGTAAAAATGGCTGACGATACCTCAAAAGCAGAATCCGCACAAGCATTGTTTTGTGCCATGGCCGATTTCGTGGGAGCCGCCAAAGTTGAAAAGATATTTGATGAAAAGCTTTATCCAACATATAAAGTATTTAAAAGATTTTGGGATGAAAATTATCCAACAGCAAAAATTGGCGTTGCGTTTAAAACACACGTTGATTCTGGAACAACTAATTTAAAAGAAATTGAAGATTTTTTAATGAAAGATGATAGTTGGTATATTTCTTCTTTAAAGATTGCAAAGAAACTCATAAAAGATTTAGAGGACATATCAAATAAATTTAATACAATAAAAAGACCTTCATGGTCATCTGTTTTTTATGTGCGTGGTGACAAAGAGGTTATGGATAATATTCAAGAATTATTCAAAGAAGCCAATGATGATCAAAAGAAAATTAATCAAATGTTAGTTGAGAGTGGCCAGGCTAGAAAATTATTATTTGGTGATATTAATAAATGGTCTCCTGCCGACATATACTTTGCTTCACCCAAAGCAAAAAAAGATATACAAAATTTGGTAATGAAAAAGCAAGGTTTAACATTCTCAACATTGAATACATTTATAGCCTCAATGATTTCAACTGGAAATTTACTACCACTATCTTTAAAAAAACAAACTCAAGAAGTAAAAATTTATAAGGTTAATTTTAGCCGACCAAACGAATTAAAAGAAATAGAAAGAGTGAAGTCATATGGATTAAGTGATTGGCAACCAAGAAAACCTGGTGGAAAAAACGCCAGAGATTTGAAACTGTATATGTCACAAGATAAAACAAAATATATTCAAATGTTGCATGTTACCGATGAGAGTGGTGGATGGAAAGCAAACAATATGGATAAAAATTCTGAAGCTAGACACGGATCTTTATCATCACAATATGTTTTTGCTGATGCTCTTTCTCTCGTTGATAATAGCTTTGCCTCTAAATGGTTATCACAATTTAAAACATCGAATGATAAATTTAAGAAAGAGTTAAAAGATTTTACTAAGAAATATTCTGGTGGAAAAAAACCGAAACAAATTGCTGGACAAAAAGAAAAAGATCCAATAAGGTTGATGTACGAAGAAACGAGAACGGAACTTAGTGCTGAGGTAACAAACAAATTAATTCCTATGTTAATCTCTTGGTTTAATAGGGGTGATAACGCAGATAAATTTGTGCGTGTTATATACCAATACACATCATCTCGTTCCGAAGATGCTGGACCATTTATAATTGCAAAGTAAAATATGCCATTAATTGATTTTGATAAACTCGCACAAGAATTTGATATAGAAGATGATTTTGGTTTTTCTGCTGTATCAGAAGAAGAATATAATTCTGTTATCAATAAAACAGCCGAGACCGCAGAAGATTATAAAGCTCGACTAAAAGAAGTAGAAAAATTGATTGTTCCTTTTCTCACCAAGTTACATTCGACCGGAGAAAAAGAATACATATATTGGCCAAATCGTAAACCTATTATAGAAAAACAAATAGAGAAGATACTTAAACTAACAAGAGATTAAATTATGTCCGCTACCGTGATTATACCAACCACTGGATCACCAGAGGTAAAAACTGCCGTTGAATCTGTCCTAAATCAAAGTCATCCTACAGAATGTTATGTTATTATTGATGGTGATGAACACATGGATAAAACATTAGAATCGTTAGGTTCAACTGTTGATGATATACGAGTTCACATTTGTTCTCTACCAATCAATGTCGGTGCCAATGGATTTTATGGTCACCGTGTCTATGCTGCCTTCACACACCTAATCAATACAGAATATGTCGGATATCTCGACCAAGATAATTGGTTGTATCGGTCTCATATTGAACAATGTATTAAAACAATCAACACAAGAAGTTTGGATTGGTGTTACTCCCTACGACAAATATATAATAAAGAAGGTAAATTTGTTTGTTTTGATGATTGCGAATCATTAGGTAAGTGGCCAACATATCACGGAGTGCACCATATAGATACTAATTGTTATTTCATTAAAACGGAAGTAGCAAATAAAATTGCAAGTGCTTGGCACGGTGGTTGGGGTCAAGATAGAGTGTTTCTACAAGCAATAACACATCATTTTCCTAAATTTGATTGTACAAAAGAATATACAACGTGTTATAGAGTAGATGGTGGTAAAGGTTCTGTCAATGCAGAATTCTTTGAGAATGGTAACAAAGTAATGAATGAAAAATATAATGGAGAATACCCATGGCGGAAAAAAGCCTAATCATAGGTGCATTTACTAATTACAACTACAATCAATTAAAACCTTGGGTTGAATCAATTGATGAGTGTGGTTTTACTGGCGACAAAGCCATGGTTGTTGGTAATGCTTCACAAGAAACAATTGGTGAA